GCCGAAATACCGATGGGACGCGGAAGAATGGGTGGAGGGAAAACCATGGTAAAACCTTCATCGATTGAAAGAATTATGCCTATGCCAAAGCCAATGCCAGAAATGCCAAGTTTCCCTATGCCACAAGTAGATCCCATGGGGCGCGTAGCAGCGCCACTGACTAGAGGTCCGGTTAACGTAGCTATCAACAGTCCAAAGTTAGGAATTGGAAGATTAGGCGGAAGGATGATGAGATAATGGCAAAAGAAAAGATAAACAAAGTAATCAAAGGCTTGAGGAAAGCCAGCAAAACCCACGCGCAACAGGCAAAAACTTTAAGCACGATTAAGATGAAAGAAGGTGGCAGCATACCTGATAACGTCAAAAACCCTTCGCTTTATTCAAAAGCTAAAGCTAAAGCTAAAGCAAAATTCGATGTTTATCCTTCAGCCTACGCCAACGCTTACATGGTCAAAGAATACAAAAGAATGGGCGGAAGATACGCGGCTGAAGGCGGAGCAATAAGAAAAAACAGTGGAGGCGATGTGTCACTAAAAGAAATACCAAAAGGCAACAAAGGCCTTGGCAAGTTGCCTACTAAAGTTCGTAACCGTATGGGTTACATGAAAGACGGCGGCACGGTTAACAAAAACACAACAATGGTTCAAGGCCGTGGTTGTGGTGCGATTGACCCCAGAAAACAAAAAAAGACTAGAGTGCCTAGAACCTAATGAGTCTTAAAGATTGGTTTGGTAAGGGATCAAAAGGTGACTGGGTTGACATTGGCGCTCCCAAGAAGGATGGCAAGTTTCAGGCATGCGGAAGGTCTTCTGCAAAAAAATCAAAACGCAAATACCCCAAGTGTGTGCCAAGATCCAAGGCAAACCGAATGTCTAAAAGCCAAATTGCGTCTGCGGTTAAACGCAAAAGATCCAAGCGGCAAGGCGTGGGCGGCAAGCCGACTAACGTCAAAACATTTGCAAGCAGCGGTGGTATAATCAGCAACCAATCGAACATGGGTTTGTTCGGAAGACAGTAGGAGTCACTATGAAGAAGAGAATGCAAAACAAAGGCGGCACTGTGAAGATGGCCCGTATGATGAATAAGGGCGGCACTATCAAAACGCCTCGCATGATGAAAAAAGGCGGAGTCGTTAAAAAAGTGATGATGAATAAGGGCGGAACCGTCAAAAAGAAAAGATAGGTAATGGCTTATCTTCAGTCCAACATTCCCTACTTTAAATGTTGGGTTCGCAAAGAGTACACGCACAATCACGAAAAATACCACGGTGAATTTATTCACGCGATGGCGGTGGCGGTTACAACCATGCCAACGCGATGCCTTTCGTTTCAGCTGATATTTACTGGCGCTGAAGTGGACACAGTAGAAGAGAACGTCCATGGCGGAGCCATGTGGGCAAGAATGCCGATTACTGGCTTAGCTGCTGATTCTGACTATGAAGGCTGGCCAGAGCCGATGCCAGTTTGGGCAGCTCAGCCTTGGGACTGTTCATCTCACAATCATTCGGTTTATGTCATTGATCGAGCAACGCCTTGTCCATGGCTTGCCAAGATTGATGGCGAGTTTTATCCAGCAAAATATTATTTTACGGTTGACTATGCTGAGAACGAAATCGCAGACGATCCAGCGCAGCACAAACAATCTCATGTTTTAGAGCTGCTAGATGCTGGTAAGTGGACGGGCAATATTGTTGCACTCCCAAACAACAGAGTGCGAGTCACACACCCAGCTTGGTTTACTGTTGGCGAGGGTGCGCCAGACTTTAAGCCTTCCCAGCACATCCACTACTCAAAAAGCGAACTTGATTATACATTGGATGTGAACAAGGTTTTTGATAACCTGTATGTTCCTGAAGAGCCTGAAAAAAAGAAAAGGCGTAAAAGGAAAAAATAATGGCGGTAAGTGGCAGTAAAGATTTTGAACCTGATGTAGCAGAGTACATCGAAGAAGCGTTTGAGCGTTGTGGCTTAGAGCTTCGTACGGGTTACGACCTAAAGACCGCACGCCGCAGTATAAACTTGATGTTGGCAGAATGGTCTAACAGAGGTTTGAACCAGTGGACTGTCAAGCAAAAAACTGTTTCCATGGTGAAAGACACCAAGACGTACAACATTGACTCTACCAACGCTACCGCTCCGATTGATGTTCTAGACGCTTTTGTTAGAGAGTCGATTGGAGGCAGTGATGTAGACATGCCGATTAGCAGAATCAATCGCGCAGAGTACGCAAACATAACGAACAAAAGCACCACAGGCAAACCAAACCAGATATTTGTGGACAAGCAAATAACACCAACGATTTCGGTTTGGCCAGTGCCTGACAAGAATTCTACTTATGTAATACACATGAACGTCTTGACTCGAATGGACGATGCTGACGCAGCAACCAATACCATGGACGTGCCATTTCGGTTTTACCCATGTTTCACCGCTGGGCTTGCATATTACATAAGTTTGAAAAAATCGCCTGAAAGAACTGGTGTGTTGAAAACCTTGTACGAAGAAGAATTTGAAAGAGCCATGTCCCAAGATCAGTCTAGGGCATCGTTTAGAATTTCACCAAATCTTGGCGGGTATAACTCGGCTTAGTTATGGCATTTGCAAGCGGCAAACATGCGTACGGAATCTGTGACATAACAGGGTTTCGTTACAAGTTGCGTGATATGAAAAAGACATGGGACGGCTTGTTGGTTGGTCCAGACCAATGGTCACCAAAGCACCCTCAGCTTCAGCCTAAACCGCACAGGCCTGATCCAGAAGCTTTGAGAAATGCGAGGCCAGATACACAAGATGATAATAATGCCTTTGTGGTGTACACAAATGTGCAAAGTGGTATACTTGGGACCAAACTAGATACCTACGAAATTACAGTGGGTCTAGGCGAGGTAACCATAACGACATGAGTTTCACACTGGCAACTTTAAAAACGGCTATTCAGGACTACCTTGAGTGTACTGAATCTTCGTTTGTTACAAATCTGCCCACTTTTATTAAAGAGGCGGAGTCTCGAATCTTTAAACTGGTTGAGCTTCCCAAGCAACGTAAAAATGTGCAGGGAACGCTCACTTCTAGTAACAGATTTTTAGCAACGCCAAGTGACTTTTACGCGCCGTTTAGTCTGGCAGTTATATCGAGCAGCACATATGCGTACTTGGATTATAAGCATCCTTCTTTTATGAAAGAGTTTGCTCCATCCACTAGTACGACTGGTCAGCCTAGATATTATTCGCTTTTCGATGATACGGCTTTTGAGGTTGCGCCAATCCCTGACGCAAACTACACGGTTGAGCTTCATTACCTGCACAAGCCAGCGTCTTTGACCTCTGGCGCAGATGACGGCACAACCTTCCTTTCCACTGATTATCCTGACGCTCTTCTTTATGGTTGTCTCGCAGAGGCGGCAGTGTTCTTAAAAGAAACTCCAGACGTAATGGCTACGTTTGAAGGACGCTTTAAAGAAGCCATTGCTAGAATGAAGACGATTGCGGAGGGACGCGAACAAAGAGACGAATATCGCTATGACCTCCTGAGAACCGGGGTTAGTTAATGCAAAAAATAGAGTCTCTTGAGGGCGCTCACATAGCGATTGTGGCCCTTGGGAATTCGCAAGTCGATTTTGCGATAGGAAAAGAAAACTCAGTCGAGTGGGATGAGGTTTGGACGATTAATTCAGCCGCTGCTGTTTACAAGTCTGACCGGATGTTCATGTTAGATCCAGCTAGTCGTTTTTTCGATGGTGATGATGCTGGGCCTCAAACCGAAATAATGAGAAGCTTTCTGCCGCAGTGTGATGTGCCTTGTTACACTTGTGAGTTAGATGCGAGAGTGCCTAGCGCTGTCTTATACCCTTTGAAAGAAATCGTGCAAGAAACCAATTGCGCTTATTTAAACAACACAATACCAATGACCATTGCTTTTGCTTACTGGCATAAGGTTGCGCGAATCGATTTATTTGGAATTGATTTCAGCTATAAAAGCAATTTGCATTTTGCGGAGGCGGGAAGGGCTTGCGTTGAGTTTTGGCTAAGCAAGTGCATGGACGCAAACATGCAAGTAGGGGTTTCTCATCGATCTGCGTTACTAGATCAGAACGTGCCTATCGAAGAAAGGATTTATGGCTTTCATAGGTTGAAAGATCCAATGGTAGCTGTGCCTCATGAAAACAATTGGATTGTATCGCCTAAATCCAACTTGGAATTGGAAATGAAAAAAGCTGGCGCAAGCATGCCGCAAGAAATCCAATCACCGGAGCCATATCGTGGGTGAAGAAGGATTTTTAGAGCTGGGCAATGTGATGGTTTCTACAACCGAGAACAAAGGCCATGACCCTGAGTTTTGGGCAGAGCAGATAACCAAAAAAATATGCTCAATATCTGAAAATGCTGCTCCTCACATCCGCCAGCAGGCAGAGGCTTTTCAGAATTACATTTATCAGATTGTGTTGCACGGAATCAAAAATGCTATAACATCTGATAGGACAACCATGGTAAACTTGTTGACAAGTCAAGGCCACCATGAGATGGCCAAGATAATAAAGGAGCTTTGATATGGCAATAACGAGCGCAATCGCTACATCTTTTAAGCAAGAGCTGCTTGTCGGCACGCATAATTTTACTGCAACGTCAGGCAATTCTTTTAAGCTTGCCCTGTATACTAGCTCAGCAACTCTGGGTGCTGGCACTACAGCCTATGTAACCACTGGTCAGGCAAGCGGAACCAACTATACTGCTGGAGGAGCTGCGCTAACTTCGGTTACT